AAAAATGGGACAAAAACAGTATTTAAACGCCTTTATCAATAACAGCGCAACTATCCGCGACATTACAGCAGCGGATATTACAAATGCACCACACAAAGCGGTTGCTTATAACAGTGATGGAAAACTAGCCCTTCCCGCAGCGGACGGGAATCCTGCTATTGGCATTATCCTCAGTGATACATCCGCCTATGACAGTGACAGCAGCCTTGTAACAAAAGCAGGAACAGAAATTGATGTGTTAATCCGGCACATCGGTTTGATTGAGGCGGGGGAAGCCATTGCAAAGGGAGATCTGCTGACGGTCAGCACGACGGGCCAGGCCAAAAAAGCTGCAAGCGGGAACTTCATCCTCGGCATTGCAATGACGGCGGCATCCGCAGCGGGAGAACTGGTACAAATCCAAATCACGCAAAGCGGATATGCCGGCACAGCATCTGCTGTACAACCACCTAAAAATGACGGTGAATAAAAACTAAGGAGGGAAAAGCACAATGGCTATTACAACCCAAAAACTTTCGTCCCAGATTCAAAAAGGTGTATTCAGGCCGCATATTTACCTGACAAATGTATGCCTTTCTTATTTCCAAAATACAGCGGGATTTGTAGCCCGCAAAGTATTCCCTATTGTTCCTGTACCAACATCCTCAGCCCATTACTATGAATTTGACAAAGGGGATCTGGCAAGGGATAATGTGGCCAGAAAGCCGGAATTTGGCCATGTTTCCCCCGGCATCTATGGCAAGCGGGAGAAATTCTACCACTGTGAGGTAGACCAGGTTATTACCGGTATTGATCAGATTAGCACGCTGGATCTCCAGAGAACCCATGCACCCGCTGTTATCGACCCGCGCCGCTCTAAGGTGCGCTGGGTAGCCGAACAAATGAATATCCATCTTGACCGGGTATGGGCGTCAAAATACTTTAATCCCGAGAGCTGGTCCCATGTTTACCAGGGCATCAGCAGCGGTACTTCGGGAGCGAACCAGTTCTATTGCTTCGACAATGCTAACAGTGACCCGGTCACATTCTTCAGCCAGCTACGAAACAGAATGCTTCTGTCCGGCCTGCGCAAGCCAAATAAAATGGTGCTGGGCGCCAATGCCTATACCGCCCTGACGGTGAACCCCTCTATTTTGGAGCGCATCAAGTACCAAGGCAGCGAGGCAAACCCGGCAAATGTGACCGCAAATGTGCTGGCGCAGTTATTTGGCCTGGATGAAGTTATCATTGCTGAAAGCGTTTACAATGCCGCGCCTTATGGGGCTCCGGATGATATGCGCTTCATCTGCGATCCGGATAGTGCCCTGCTGACCTATACAACCAGCGCCCCAAGCATTGATGAACCGAGTGCAGGATATACCTTTACCTGGGATATGCTGGGCAATGGACAATATACAGCCGTCCAGCAGTACCTTGGAGAAGAAAGCACCCATACAGAATTTATTGAAGGGCTTCTCTGTACAGACCCTGAGATTACCTCCGCAGACCTGGGGGTATTCCTCAAAAATGCGGTGAGCAATGATTTTGCAGCGTAAAGGAGGAAAAAAAGATTATGGCATTTATCGCAAATAAGCCTGTGCGCTTTGACCGGGACTACCGGGTGGGAGAAGTGATCCCGCAGGAGGTAATTGATCCAAAGATGGTGCGGAAGCTGATAGAAATAGGCAAAATTGTTGAAATCGATCTTCCGGCAAAGAATGAACCAGATATGCCGGCCAGCGGTGAGACTGGCGAAACGCTGACAGGGCACCTTGACGCGGATACCCTGATGGACTGGAAAAATGCAGAGCTAGAAAAGCTGGCCGCTGATCTTGGCGTAGATATTTCCAAAGCGAAAAGCAAGGCTGAACGGGTGCAGCTTATTGCAGCGGCAGAGGTTCAGGTACCTGCTGAAAGCGAAGAAGCGCACGACGGCTCCGAATCTTCCAATGAATAAGGAGGTCGGCCATGACATACAGCTACGACCCTGCCAAAATCAAGGCAAGGGGAAAGGATCAGATGCGCTTTGAACTTGGGGACACGCTGACGGACGGAGGCGCTGATACCTGCGTCCTTGCAGATGAAGAATATGAAGCCATGCTGGACGGGCTGAAAGAGGGCAAAAAAGCATGGATGTTCGCAAAGCTGGCTGTGCTGGAAGCCATCCTTTTTAAGCTGTCATACCAGGTCAATACAAAAATAAGCGTCCTGCAATACGATTTAGGGGACAGGGCTGCCAACTGGCAAAAGCTTTATGACACGTTAAAAAAGCAGATACTGGCTGCGGCGTCCATTCCTACCCTTGCCCCATCCATAAAGGATACACCCCCATATTTCCATAAAGGGATGGAAGAAAATCCCCGCGCCATGCACGGTACAGACAGTCCGCCATTCCGCAGGATGACTACATAAGGAGGCTGGCTAAATGTTTATAAGTGGAATCTATCTGGTACCGGGCCAGGAACTGCGCCAGTTCGAGGTATACAGAAACGGCGAACACCAGACCGCCAGCGGCAGGGTAATAGCAAACAGCGGGGAGCATCTGGGAACCATCAAGGCTATTCTTGCGGCGGCGAAACCGGAAGAAATCGAACGGTGGCGGCAGTTAGAACATCCCATTTCCCATGAAATCATCCAGCAGGGCACGCCGCCATTTGAAATAAAGCCTGGGGATTCCCTGGTGCAGGGGGACAGGCGGTATATTGTACAAACGGCCCCTTATAATGTGGGCGGCATCAATCACTGGACGATTTATTACTGTGATGAAAGGAGCGACCTATAATGCCGCAGCAGGCATGGGGAAACGCATCCCAGGTGATTGGAAAAGCAGTAGCAGCCACCCTGAAAGGCGTACAGAAGGAAGTGTCTGCTCGGGCATACCGGGCAAGCAATGAGCTACGCAATGCATCCCTTTACATTCTTCGGGGAACACGCACAGGCCGGGTTTACAAAATGCCTAACACCCATGGGAAAAAGCCAAGCAAGCCAACAAAAAAGATGATGGCGGATTATGGACACAAGCTGAGGGGCGGGCAGCTCTACCGGGCATCTGCTCCCGGAGAGTCCCCTGCAAACCGGACTGGCGTATTCCGGCTTTCATGGGGGACACATGTCCACGTAGAAAAAAGCGGCAGCCGCTTCCGGGCAGTTTCCGCTATTGAAAGCAAGGAAAAGGCAGGCGGGATGCCTCTTGGGGAACTGCTGGAGAACGGCACCGGCCGTATGAAGCCCAGGCCCTACAAGCAAAAGGTGGTTGACAGGGCCCTGCCAAAAATCAAAGAAATCTATACCAGGCCATACAGAGGAGGAAAATAATTGCCGCTTATTACAAACGCAACCCATGAAATTTTTGATCTCACACAAATTCACAGGGCAGACTGCATCCGTATCCGCAGGGCTGGCGATACCACTTTCCGGAACGGGTTCGTGACAGAAGTAACCGCCGACAAGCTGCGCCTGCTCTACTGCAATATCCAAAACAATGCTACCAGTTATCTGGATATTTTTGCAGCGGATGTGGCAATCGGCGTATGGGAGATTTACTGGACCAGTGATTTCCAAACCGTCAATTATGAAATGAACGCCTCAGTATCAGGCGGTACAAAACTATGAACGCAGCAATCAGAAGACTAATTCATGAACAGGTATCAGCAGATACACAGATAGCAGGAATGCTGGCAGCCTATAATGGCACGCCGGCATTTTTTTATCAAAAAGCCCCCAGTGACAGCCGTCCGGGATGGAAGGGAGCCCAATACCCCCGGGCGGATTTCAACATAGACATGAGGCATGATCCGGAACGCAAGTCGGCCGGGACGCTGACCGTCAATATCTGGTGCAATACAGAATGTGCCGCCGTTGGAGAGCTTGACCCGGACAGGGCGATTGAGCAGCGGCTGATTGAGCTGCTGTCCGGCACATTTTACACCGGCGGGGATAAAACGACCATCTGCGCTGAATGGGAGCGCTCAGATGAATTTACCTATGAAAATAATTCCAATACGGCAAACCATACCGCTCCAGAGGGTTATGGGCTGACGGTAACTTTTGAACTGATGGAATTCCCGGAACAGCTTTCCATAACACCAGATCCCATACAGGGGCTGAATTTATGGACAAAACAATATTTCCCCCAGATGACAGCCATTGCCTATGACACCATGCCGCCCATTTGGAAACCTACAGACGAAAATCCCGCAATCTACTGGCGGTTTGAGGGGACTGCAAGCACCAGCAGACAAAGCTATGCCGTAACGTGGTTCACCGGGACTTTTTCAGCCCACGTTATAGCGGAAAGCGTAACGGAACGTAATAAATGGATTAAGGCAATGATTGAACGTATCCAGATAGATGGAGAGGTTGTGCTTTCATATGGCAGCCCCATGTTTGTCAATCAATTAGCTGTGCGGCACAATGCAGATCCGTTGCGGGAAGGGCAGCTGGGACTGACCGGGCAATACGGCGTTTTAACACAGCATCCGAAAGAATCCGCACAGGTGAAGCTTCTGCATCCGCATTTTAATCCGGCAAAGGAGGAATCAGAGAATGGAAGCGAATTACAAAATACCGGAACTGGCGGCAAAGGCCCGTCAGTTATTTGGGACCACCCCCGAAGCAGTGACCATAGCATTGAAAACAGCGGGAAAGGATTCAGCAACCCTTGAGGAAGCCACAGGAATTGTTAAAGAGTTTTTGAACCGGGAGGTGAAGTAATGGCCTCTTTCTTTATTATCGGTGAGAAGAAAATACGTCCCGGCGTTTACTTCCGCTATGAAAACTGGGGAACGCCGCCTATTGCCGGAGTTGATGATGGAAAATGCGCGGCTGTATTCCGTTCCAACTGGGGCCCTCTTGGACAGGCCCTGACCTTGGAGCAATATGAGGATATTGCTAAAAAATACGGCGACGGTGGCGAAAACGGAACAACAGACGTACCACTGGAGCAGTTCAAAGGCGGGGCAAGGCTTGTCTATGCTGTCCGGCTGGGAAAAGGCGGCACATGCGGGACATATGCCATGAAAGATGAACAAGGGGACAGTGTTGTCCAGCTTACGCTAAAATATCCCGGAAGCCGGAAGCTGTCAGTTACAATCCGCCCGACGCTGGAGGACGCGTCTGTTACGGAACTCCTGATTTTAGAAGGGACGGAACAGCTGGAACAACTGACATTCCGCAATACAGACAACAGTGTACAGGCGCTGATGGACGCATTTTCCCAAAGCGGTAGCAGCTATTTTAATTTAACCAAACTAAAAGACAGTGACCAGCAGCTGGAAACCATTGACCAGGCAGAAATCGCCGGGGGAACGGATCCAACTGTCAATATAGCGGCTTACAGTGCGGCCTTTGAGGTTTTGGAAGCTTACCGCTGGAATGTGCTGTCGATTGATACCGAGGATATCCCGACACAGCAGATGATGCAGTTATTCCTCAACCGCATTTATCAGGGCGGCAAATTCTGTATGGGTGTAATCGGGGAACCAACTACAGTGGCATTTGATACCCGCCTGAAACATGCCAGCGCCTATAACGATTATCAAATCGTGTATGTAGGAAACGGGTTTATAGACATCAGCGGGAAAGTCTATGAGGGGTACTTAGCTGCGGCCAGAATCGCGGGGCTTATCGAGGGAACGCCCAGCAATGAGAGCATCACACATTTAGCCATTACCGGTGCAACTGAGGTTACGGAACTGCTGACCAATAACCAGCATGAACGCGCCATCAGTGCGGGCGTGCTGATGTTCAGCGTTTCAGCAGCCAATACCGTATGGGTAGAACAAGGGGTAAATACACTGGTGCTGCCGGGCACGAAAGAAGATATTGGCTGGAAGAAAATCAAGCGGGTTAAGGTTCGTTTTGAATTGTTCCAGCGGCTGAACGATACCGTAGATGTCCTGGTTGGGCGTGTCAATAACGATCCTGACGGGCGCATGACGGTAATCCAGGTTTCCAACGGCGTATGCCAGACAATGGTTGCGGAAAAGAAACTCCTTGCCGGGGCCCATGTAGAGCTGGATCCCAATAATTCTCCAGAAGGTGACAGTGCATGGTTTATTGTCTATGCGGATGATATTGACGCATTGGAAAAGCTGTATTATGCCTTTAAATTCCGGTTTGCACCGGAAACGGCTGAGTAAGGAGGGAATAACCTGTGGATGGATTAAATGACCAAAGCCTGCTTGACGTCCGAAAGCTGATAAGCGGAAAAGATGGACGGCTTTTCGTTTCTACTAAAAAGGGAACAAATATTTTCCTTGCAGAAGTGGACACGTTCCAAACGCAAATCAGTCCAGCCAATACAGATTACCAGCCTGTCGGCAGCGCTTTGATTTATGCCATAAATACGGGTTACAGTGTAACGCTGACCCTTACGGAAGCGGTTGTGCGGGATGATGTGATGCTGGACGAGCTGATTACAGACTTGCAGAACGGCTATTTTCCAACATTTGATTTCCAGGGGAAAATGCGGCGCCGGGACGGGCAGGCAGAACGTGTGGTTTACCGCAACTGCGTACCGG